TGTGGCGGAAGGAGTCGATGAGGTTGATGTTCTTATCTGTCATCAACTTGGAGATTCTCTCCATGAGGATTCTATACAAGTAGTCCTGGAACCATGCAATCTTTATCTTCTTGTCGTGAGCTACATAGGTTACAAAGAACTTTGTGGGAACGGCAATTCTGAACACTGATTTCGGGACTCTATTTTCGGTCATCCAGTTGTCGATTGCACACCCTGTACAATTAATACGGACAGGTCTCATGCCTCCGTACTTCTGCATGAATTCGTATGTGCCAAAGTGGGTATTGACTTCTTCAAACGGATAGTCGATCTCACATTCGTCGGCAGCAATATCCATCGATGAGACCTTCGGTACAATGAAGAACTCATAAACAGTATTCTTAGCGAATTTTAGGAAATCGACGGAACCGAAGGCGCCACCGGAATCAGCAGCTTGTTTTTGATGAGTCTGTTCAAACGTCTCTTTTGGGCGAATCTTCATTGCGTAAACCTCCATGCGTTATAGTTTATAATACCACATCTATGCCTTACTGACGTGTGGTTCAGATTTTTATTTGATTGTTAATCTTCCTCTTGAGGGTCTTCGAGTAGTTTTCATCTACTATCTTACCATACTCTATGGTCGTCACATAGTTCATGCGGCAAATCTTTTCTGTTGTGAATGCATTTTCGAGAGGATTAATGTCTCTCTTCGCATTATTGGCAGAGAGGATGAAATAAGTCTTGCCTCCCGCTTCTCCCAGCTCTGGCTTGTCTGCTTGTACTATGGGAATCAGACTGTTTAGCAGTTTAGTCGAGTTAATTGTGTAGAAAATGTAAGAGGGTTTACACGAATCTTTCACCACAGGGTCTATTCTTTTTCTGTGGATACGGATTGTGTTGACGCTTTTTGAAAAGTCAGGTTCAAATAGGTCAGAGACATTTATCTGAGAAGTTTTGTCTACACTGAAGATAACAACCATCGTTTGATTTTCAACTACATCAAATCGGTCGTCAAACGCCTCTGTCTTGAGGTCGTATGTGTAGAATCGCTCTTTATCTATCTTATAGACGATAGCCTTGTCTGTAAACGAGGCCAGCTTAGGAATAAAGTCTGCAATCTGTATACTAATGAAGTTCTCGGAGAACTTGTTTTTAAGCGGCTTCAATGGAAAGAATACAGAAATCAGCTTCGTTGTTGAAGTCTTTTCGGTTGATTGCTCTGCGGCCATTTTACATCTCCTTATTGCGAATATATTTATTCCATTCAGCGATATTTTCTCTAATCGTTCTTGGGTGTAGCTCGTCAATATCAACTATTACATAATCTGGTGTGTCGAATCGTGCGATAACATTTTGAAGTTTTTCAAACCGCTCTCTAATGCCGGCTCTAATTTCTGGTGTATCATATTCTGTGTGGCAAAAATTGTTGAATTTTTCCTCAATCTTTTCGACTCCGCCCATCCAAGCGAAATGATTTCCGCAGTTAGAGATGAGGACTGAGGCTCCGTGAAAATCACCGTTGTTTCTATCTGGGCCTGTTCTTAAATAGCTTAAGCTTGGATTCTCTTTATACCTTTTTCCTGTTACCGCGAAGGGATGAGGCCACGCTTGTTTTGGCTGAAACACATTAATGTAATAAAAGAACAGTCTCATGCATGCTCTTACGATTCCATGTTCTCTTGCTTTTTGAATTATCTCTTCTATCTTCTCGCCGTTAATTATTTCATCTAAATCTGTTACGATAAAAATGTCATCATCTGCAATCTCTAATTGCGACATCGCATAGTCGCGCTGCCGAACTTCTTTGTCCCATCGTCCAGGACAGTCAGCAAACACTTCAGCTTTAACGATTAAATGCTCAACTTTTTGGTCGTACTTACTAGTCGGAAAATTAATGGGCTTTGGTCTGCCAGAGTGTGTTATCTCTGATTCAACAATAATAATCTTATCTACATGCGGAGACTCTTCTTTTACTTTTAAGTCGAGAAGGTCTATTTCATCATAAAACATTGCAATGCTATAAATCATTTTCACTCCTTACGTGTTATTATAGTTACCACCAAATTCTTCTTCGGCTGCATCTGCTTCTTCGTCGGCAATTTCACCTGCTTGTTCTTCGTCTACGCCCTGCGCTCCCTGCTCTTCTCCTGGAGCACCTCCACCTTGTGCAGCCTGTTCAGCAGCAGCTGCATCAGCAGCCATTTTAGCCTGAGCGTATACAGGGTTGAGGATGATATTACCTTCTGGAAGTTCTTTGAAGCCGTACTGTGCTCTAATTTCATTGACGGTCTTAAGATATTCAACTTCCTGCTTTTCAAGTCTAATCTTAGATTCTTCAATTAGGTCTGTGTAGCCGTGGAATGCAAATTCAAACTTCCCATCAGTTAGCGGCTCTACGATATACCTATTGATAGTCTTTTCGATGAACCTAAGCAGAGGCACAAGTCCCTTGTCTTTCGAGAACTTAATCTTCTCAATAGCAGAAGAGTCGTTCATCGGTCTACCCTGGCCAGAAACACCTGCTTTATTCTGGAAGTTGATTTCAACAGGGTCGATTTGATAAACGCCGCATGTTATGTTGACAAGATACTCTAGCCATCTACCAAATTCCATATCTCGGTTAGATTGTCCGAGGTTAATCCAATCAACTCCGCTTTCCGATGCGAGGATAGGAGTTTTCCAAGAATTGGAAACACCCGTCAACTGGGCGTGCCACGCTCTACGGAATGCATCCAATTCTTCTCTTGGGACATTGGCGCCCTTGATATTAATTATTCCTTTGGGAGTTGATCCTTGCGTGAAGAACTTCTTATTGTACTCTTCTCCGTAGATTTGAGCTGAGATGTAGTTGAGGGCCATTTCAATTTCTGAAATGCCATAGCCGTTTGCTTTGATATCAGTCGTTGGGTTTCGGACGGCGAAAGCCATTTCATCGAAACCGTAGGCGGTGTACAAGTTCCCATCAATGAACTGTACATAGTAAATTCCTTTTTCAATTCGGGTCTTAGGATCAGATAATCTGATAGTCCCAGAATCGACTGCATAGAAAGCGGATGGTTTTCCACTGGATGGGTCCTTTACAATTTCAAAGCATAGTTGGTCAAATGTTAGGCTGTCTCTAACAATCTTTCTCAAGAAGGTGCTAAAATCATCGCGTTGAGGGTCTTTCGCACGGGTTTCAGGTGTTCCGCAATTATTAAGGAACTCGCCGACATCCATGATCGTCTGGACTTCTTCAGCTGAAACATTTGGGACTTTCTTATTAGGGTCTGCCTGTTTCATTAAGAAATTATATTTTCTGCTCTTTGGTACAATCGTGTATCCGATTCTATCGTTTGGGACAATATAAGGAGTTGCAAACAGGCCGCACTGATTGATTCGTGTATTGATGATTGAAGCAATTACGCCATTTCTGTAAGAGATCTTACGGAGCAGCTGATACGATAGAGCCCACGACGCATTCTTTGTTTTAAATTGTAGGTAATCAAGAACGAACAGGGGATCATAGAACTTGGTTACAGGAACCTGGTCTCTTGGATCCTGAACATCTAGTACTTTACCGCCTGATAAAGCAACTTTCTGGGCTTTTTCAATATTATCAGCTGCTAAAGCCTGTGCTGCATCAGAATCGGCAAACGTATATGATAGATTAGACTTGACGGCTTTCTTTCGAGGCATTATTAACTCCTTAATTGGTAAACTGTTTCCAATCTATAGCAACGGCCGTCTCGGGGAGAAGGACGTTATGGTCAAGAGGGTGCTTATAGCTATCATCATAAATTAGCTTCTGCCTATCATAAACTGAAGATTGAGGCGGCGGTGCGCCTTGTCCAAACTGCTCTTTATTCACAAATGAGAACGAACTAGTCTGTTTTTCGTGGACTAATACGAAGCACCCAACGGCAGTCGCCATAATGCTATCGTCTTTCTTTCCAGTTTGAGCCTGCGGCCTTCCAGCATCGTTATAGATGAATGATAAAGCTTGATCTAGCCACGTCCTCGAATATACCACAAGCATGTTATTTCTCAGCAGTTCAGCGATATTGTCAAGAATAAGCGGTCTTGTTGTGCTCGTTGTTACAAATCCCGGCTTGCTGTCCTTTCCTGTATAGATGCTGGGATATTTGTCTAGAATCTTTATCTGATCTTGCATATAGCCGTTTAACGCCCAATAGTTGAGTAAATGCCCATGATTGTTTCTTTCTATCACAAGTCTCGGGAAACTATAAAGCGCGCATAGATGGTAAATCAATCTATAAAATTTTGGCATAGGCAGTTTATCTGATATCTCCGCGCAGAACTCTATGAAAATTGGGTCTTTGTTTAATCTCAAAATGTAAGCGGACGAATTGTCTGATTGTGGGTTTCCTTCGGCTGGGTCTACACACATTAAATATTGTTCGTTTGATTTCCAGCTTTTGAAAATGGTGATCTTATTATCCATTTCCATTTTCTTCCACTCGTCGACCTTATTTTCTTCAAGCCAAAGGCCAATAGACTTGATGATCATTCTGTCGAAGAAGGGCTTTCCTGATGCGATGAAGCATGAAACATCGTCTTCAGGATATTCTTGCATGAACTTGTCTTTTAATGATGCTTGCTTAGATCGTCTCCAGGAAATCTGCCCCAAATCTAAATTGTGGACTTTTATCATCGACAATTCTTCGTCAGTTAGAGACTGGCTAATATAATCTTGCTCGGCTTGCTCTAGAGGAAAGCGATATTCTGGATGATCGAACCATCGATAAAAGTGAGGGTAGGCAATTTGATTCAACTTCCTATCCATGTCGCTTGTCTTAGTAGCTACCAAGTAATCGTCGTGGAAGTGGTTGTAACCGTTTGCTGTGGTCTCATAAATGATGACGCCGTTATCTTTAGGAACAGTTTCCAACAACGATGGAAGAAGCTCTTCAGGTTTCTCCCAAAAGGCAAACTCTGAACAGTGGAGAAGGTTAATAGTTGTTCCTCGTCCAAAGCCAACTGATCCTGCTGTACCGATGAAGATCTTGCTGCCAATATCTTCAAATACAATTTCTCTTTTTGACGAGTATTTCTTTTGAGGCCTAATTTCGTCGGGCAATTTCTCATACATCAACTTGGTAATTTCAAAGATTCTGGCCGTTGATTCGGCATCGTGAGCAATGATTGCGGCAACAGTATTAGGAACCAAAATACATTCTGCCAAGAACATGGCGCAGATAAGAGTAGTGAATCCAAGCTGGCGGGGTTTAAGGATGATATGACGACGCACACCAATAGCATTCATTTCGACATACTTTTTGTAGAACAAATCCTGTATCGGATTGAATACGAACGGTACGATGAAACGATCTTTATCTTTGATGCTTATTGCAGTTTCAATAAAGAAGCGATGATCGGTCAAGAAAAGTTTAACCATCTGCTCCATTTGAACAGGATTGACTTCTGTTGGGCCTACGGCCGTGCTTTTATTAACTATCATATAAGTGCCAATTTTCTTCTCAATTTAATAGGGTCGTTTATTTCCGACTCCCATATAATTATTGCTCTGTATCCTTGTCGTTGATACCGGGCAACTTTTTGCATTGTTTTGGTGATGGGTTCGTTTCTATGCCAGTAATCTCCGTATGCTTCAACAACAACTCGACGAGTTTTGTCAACGAAGTCGGGCTTAAGGCTGTCGATTGTGAACGACCCATTGCCTGTATACGTAAACGATGGGCCAAGTGCTTTTTGTAATCTCCATTCCAAGGCATTTGGCTCTGGCCGTCTTC